TGTGAAAATACTGACCCTTGGGTTCAGCGCTCATCCAAAAGCATCTCGTCGAAATCCAACTAACCGGGGTGGTTTGTTGGATGAGGTGCCTCAAATTCATTCAGTTTAGCGATTCTGGTGCTTGATACCTAGCTTGGAAGGCCATCCCTGGATATGTAGTGGCTTTGGCATGCTAGGTAAGGGAAATTAAAATGAGAAAAAAGACGAGGGACTTTACAGGCGACATCACATCCCTCGACAAAAGATTCCCTTCTACTTCTTGATTAGACGAGAACGGGGTAGTGAATTTAGGATATTAGCAACTTAAAAATCAACGGAAAATTTACAATTTACTTTAAGTCGCTGAAAATGAATAGTCTATTCTCTCCCTGTTTAATTTGACCTAACTGTTAAGTGGTTAGTACAGTGTGTTTGTGGTGAATCCTTTCTATGCGAAAGGGCGTTCCAGTCGACTGCTATCTGCAGGTATGCGCGCGGCTTTGCTGACTGGGGTAGAGTCACCGGGAGGCACCCGGCACCATGACAACAACAATAAAAGATTCAAATTCCTTGAGAGCCTGCCATAAAACGCAGGCCTTTTTTTATAGTGCTGCTACGCTTTGAGTTGTGGGAAGTAACTGAATGCTCTGTGGTTCTCCTTAGCCAATAGTGAATCAGCCGATACAGCCTCACTCCTGAGCATAGGTCTTACTCACACCCACCTTACAAATAGTCAACTCATTAGCCCGCCATAATAAGCGGGCTTTTTTTTATTCCCCTCATCACTGAGAGGATTCACGGCAATAAGAGGGGGACTAGATGTCCGATCCTGTTTCTGGCACGACAGTAGCGGCTGGTGGTCTGATGGGGGCCAGCATGTTCGGCCTGGCAACCGGCATAGATTACGGTGTGGTGTTTGGTGCATTCGCTGGGGCGGTGTTCTACGTCGCTACGGCGGTTAACATCAGCCGTCTTAAGCTGGTGGGCTACTTCATCACCTCATTCATCTTCGGCGTCATCGGTGCGCCTCTGCTTGGTTCGTACTTCTCAAAGTGGACGGGCTACAGCGACAGGCCGCTCGATGCTCTTGGTGCGGTAATCGTTGCCGCTGTTGCTATTAAGCTCCTGACGTTCGTAAACAGTCAGGATTTGGGCAGTCTGTTTGGAATTCTCTCTCGCTTACGTGGAGGAGGGGCCAGCAATGGTAACAAGTGATCCGAGTGCGATGGTGAATGCCCTCATCTGTGGGGTGATCGTCCTTGCTCTGATGTTCTACCAGCGCGGCGGGTCGAGACATCGCCCCCTGATATCGCTGATGGCTTATTTCACGGTGCTGGTATACGCCAGCGTCCCTTTCCGTTACCTGTTCGGCCTGTACCATGAATCCCACTGGTTTGTGGTGCTGGTGAACGTCCTGATATGTGCTGCCGTTCTCTGGGCTCGGGGAAACGTGGCGCGCCTGGTTGATGCACTGAGGCACTAATGAACCAATCACAATTTCAAAAGGCGGCTGGGCTAAGCGCCGAGTTAGCTGCGCGCTGGTTTCAGCCAGTAAGCGATGCGATGAAAGAGTTCGGCATCACCAAGCCGGTAGATCAGGCGATGTTTATTGCTCAGGTAGGGCATGAATCAGCTGGCTTCACTCTGCTGGTTGAGAGCTTCAATTACCGTATTGCAGCACTCGTGAATTTCATCCGTGCCGGACGCCTCACAACAGACCAGGCAAACACGCTTGGTCGTCGACCTGAAGAACGCACTTTACCGATTGAGCGCCAACGCGCCATTGCTAACCTGGTATACAGCAAACGTATGGGGAACAACGCTCCAGGAGACGGCTGGCTATACCGTGGGCGTGGACTTATCCAGATTACCGGCCTCAACAACTACCGTGATTGCGGGAACGGCCTGAAGGTTGATCTGGTTAAGCAGCCTGAGCTATTGGCCGAAGATGTTTACGCAGCCAGAAGCGCGGCGTGGTTCTTCGCAACTAAGGGATGCCTGAAGTATTCCGGCGACGTACTGCAGGTGACGAAGATTATCAACGGCGGAACGAACGGACTTGAAGATCGTCGCGCGCGCTTCGGTCAGGCCAAAACGGTACTGGTGTGAGGTTGATATGGGATTAGAAACAATCATTGGTCTTGCTGTGCTGGTCATGACTGCTATCGCGGGTGCCTTTGGCATTGGTCATTCACGCGGCACCAGCAAAGCGGAAGCGAAAGCTGACCAGCAGCGCACCGAAGAAAAGGCCGCAGCCACTGAAGCAGTAGCCCAACGCCGGGTAGAAGCAACGAAAGAGGCCAGCAATGTACAGCAGACTGTTAACCGCATGCCTGATGACGATGTTGATCGCGAGCTGCGTGACACGTGGAAGCGTCCCGGTGGTGGTTGATACCGCCTGTGACTGGGTAAAGCCAATCTACCTGACTGATCACGACATCGATCTTATGGACCGCCAGACGAAGAAAGACATCTTGGCACATAACAAAGCGTGGCTGGCAAACTGCCAGCATCCAACTTCCGTCACCCTGCCAAAAGGATAGTCATTAAAGAAAGTATTCACTGATCGCCTTTGATAATGCATGATATGGTCATTTATAAGGTGAGGTGACTATGACTATTAGCGACATAATGGCTTTATTAGGTTTATTAGTGGGCGTTGTGGCAGCGTTTTTTGCATGGAAAGCATATTCAGTTTCGAAAGAACTATCTTTTCCTGCAAAGAAGGCCCACACGAATGCATGTTACCTAAAGCCTTTGTCGAAGAATGCTGAAGATTTTAGAAGGTTTTTGGAAGAAAATAATTTCAAAAAAATATACTTAAACATTCAATTTGATAGTGATGATTGCGAATATGCTGAGTGTGATGGGGAAAGTAAATTTAATGTCACTGCGACTCTTACTTTCTGGGTTGATAATTTCACTCCCTTAAAGGAAGGCGAGGATCTTAATAGTTTTAATTCTTCCTCTCTTTTAATTCAAGTTAGCGGAGCACATGAAAGCCACCTCTATTGGCATAAAGGGGGATATCGTCTTCAGGGCTACTTTGCATTAGAAGGTTATGGTGTGCAGCAGGGCCACTCAGGCTGCCTATTAAGGCCATTACCTATTACCTAAATTATTGTAATTAGCAAATAGTCATCTAATCATCTGAAGCCACAAGCATATGCTAGTGGCTTTTTTATTGGGATCAAAATGCCACCACGAACGCCAAAAGCCTGCCGTGTTCGCGGCTGCCGCTCCACCACTACAGACCCATCCGGTTACTGTGAAAAACATAAAGGCGAAGGATGGAAATCCTATAAACCGGGTCAATCCCGTCAAAAGCGTGGATATGGGGCGAAGTGGGAAGCCATACGCGTCCGCATACTGAAGCGCGATAAAGCTCTTTGCCAGAACCATCTACGTCAGGGGATTGTGAAGCAGGCTTCGTGTGTTGACCACATCAAGGCGAAGGCTCACGGCGGTACCGATGAAGACAGCAACCTTGAAAGCCTGTGTTGGTCGTGTCATGCGGCGAAAACCGCGCGCGAGCGGCTCAAGTGAGAATAAGTGTCATCATCACTCAGGGGAGGGGGAGGTCAAATCTCTGTAGCCCCTTGCCTTCCGGACTGCCCGCCTCCTCGAATTTTTTTACCCGCGAAAAATCAAATTTAACCTGGAGTGTCGCTTATGGCTGGAACGACGGGGCGTTCCGGGCGTCGCCCCAAGCCAACGGCGCGCAAGGAGCTGGCTGGTAACCCCGGCAAGCGAGCCCTTAATAAAGAAGAACCAGTTTTCACACCCATTAAAGGCGTTGAACCCCCGGAATGGTTTTCCGAAGACGATGGTATGCCAATGGCCTCCGTCATGTGGGAACTGACCACGAAGGAATTATGCGGACAAGGTCTTCTCTGTGTAACCGATCTTGCGGTGCTTGAACGCTGGTGTGTGGCTTACGAGTTCTGGCGCCGTGCTGTCAAAAACATCGCCCGTGATGGTCTTTCAATCGTTGGGGCTATGGGTGGAAAAATTAAGAACCCTGAACTTACAGCCAAAAAAGAACAGGAATCGGAGATGAGTTCTACCGGTTCAATGCTGGGACTTGATCCGAGTAGCCGCCAGCGTCTGATCGGTCTTGCTGGTCAGAAGAAAACCTCCAACCCATTCCTGAAGATGATCAATTCATGAGCCGGAAATCGTACCCTAACGTTAACGCCGCGAATCAGTACGCCCGCAACGTTGTGCGGGGTAAAGTCCCGGCGTGCCAGTTTGTCATTCAGGCCTGTCAGCGTCATATCGACGATATGGCCCAGGAGAAGAGTCGAAAATTCCGGTACCGCTTTGACAAGGATATGGCGGAGAAAGCCGCAAAGTTTATTCAACTATTGCCGCATACCAAAGGCGAATGGGCGTTTAAGCGGATGCCGATCACCCTGGAGCCGTGGCAATTGTTCATTGTCTGCTGCGCATTTGGCTGGGTACAAAAAGGCACTAAGCTTCGTCGCTTCCGTGAGGTCTACACGGAAATACCGCGTAAGAATGGTAAATCGGCTATCTCTGCTGGGGTGGCGCTGTTTTGCTTTACCTGTGACAACGAATTTGGGGCAGAGGTTTATTCCGGTGCCACCACCGAAAAACAGGCATGGGAAGTATTCAGACCAGCGCGCCTGATGTGCAAGCGCACGCCGCTGCTGGTGGAGGCGTTCGGTATTGAGGTGAACGCATCTAACCTGAACCGGCCGGAGGATGGCGCACGCTTCGAACCGCTTATTGGCAACCCCGGCGACGGTGCTTCGCCACACTGTGCCATTGTCGACGAATATCACGAACACCCGACGGATTCGCTTTATACCACAATGTTGACGGGTATGGGTGCCCGCCGCCAGCCGCTGATGTGGGCTATCACTACAGCAGGCTATAACATCGAGGGGCCGTGCTACGACAAACGGCGGGAAGTGATAGAGATGCTGAGCGGTACGGTACCGAATGAAGAACTATTCGGGGTGATCTACACGGTCGATGAAGGTGATGACTGGACAGATCCAAAGGTACTGGAGAAAGCTAACCCAAATATGGGCGTGTCGGTCTACCGTGATTTTCTGCTCAGCCAACAACAGCGAGCCATTAATAACGCCCGTCAGGCTGGCGTGTTCAAAACAAAGCACCTCAACATCTGGGTTGCTGCCCGTGCAGCATTCTTTAACCTTGTGTCGTGGCAAAACTGCGAGGATAAGACCCTTACGCTTGAGCAATTTGAGGGACAGCCCTGCGTGCTGGCGTTCGACCTGGCACGCAAACTCGACATGAACAGCATGGCGCGTCTGTTTACGCGGGAGATTGACGGTAAAACGCATTACTACTGTGTCGCACCGAGATTCTGGGTGCCCTATGACACAGTGTTCAGCGTTGAAAAAAATGAAGACCGCCGTACTGCTGAGCGTTTTCAGAAATGGGTTGAGATGGGATTGCTGACGGTAACGGATGGTGCAGAGGTTGATTATCGCTACATTCTGGAAGAAGCCAAAGCAGCGAACAAACTCAACCCGGTGAGCGAATCACCAATAGACCCGTTCGGCGCAACTGGCCTTTCCCATGATTTAGCAGATGAAGGTCTTAACCCCATCACGATTATCCAGAACTACACCAATATGTCTGACCCGATGAAAGAGCTTGAGGCCGCTATTGAATCAGGGCGATTTCATCATGACGGCAACCCCATCATGAGCTGGTGTATCAGCAATGTTGTGGGTAAATACCTCCCCGGCAATGATGATGTGGTGAAGCCCATCAAAGAGCAGAACGAAAACAAAATAGACGGTGCGGTGGCGTTAATTATGGCGATCGGTCGCTCAATGCTGTTTGAAAAAGTAGACACCCTTTCCAATCGCTTGGAGTCCCGCGGCATTCGTTCACTTTAACCGAGGCAGTTATGATCCTGAAAATACTCACGCCACTAATCGGGGTGCTGGGCGCGCTTTTGCTTTCATTTGGAGTGTGGATGATTTATCACCCAGCAGGCTATATCACTGGCGGTGTGCTATGTCTCGCCTGGTCATGGCTTGTGGCAAAGCTACTCTCCACAGCACCAGAAAAATCTGCGGGAGGTAACTGATGTTCTTCCCCGGTATGTTTTCAAAAAGTAGCCAGTCGACATACACAGTCGCCGATCTGGTGCAGGAAACAGGGCTGACGTACGACACGTACACGGGCAAGAGGGTTAGCAGTCAGCGAGCGATGCGGCTGACTGCGGTTTTTTCCTGTGTCCGCGTCCTGGCTGAATCAATTGGCATGCTCCCCTGTAATCTTTACCAGGCAACGGAGTCAGGCAAAAAAAAGGCGAGCGGCGAGCGACTGCATAAACTGCTTTCTTTGCAGCCGAATGGTTATATGACCCCGCAGGAGTTCTGGGAGTTAGTGATCCTCTGTCTCTGCCTTAGAGGTAATTTTTATGCCTACAAAGTCAAGGTGTTCGGAGAGGTTAGTGAACTTCTTCCGCTCGATCCTGGCTGCGTGGAACCGAAACTTAACAGCCGGTGGGAGCCGGTTTATCAGGTTACTTTTCCTGATGGCTCTGTCGATGTCCTTAGCCAGGATGAAATCTGGCACGTTCGCATCATGACGCTGGACGGACTGGTTGGCCTGAATCCGATAGCCTATGCCAGAGAAGCCATTTCTCTGGGACTGGCCACTGAAGAACATGGCTCCAGATTGTTTAGCAATGGCGCCGTTACGTCAGGCGTCCTGCGTACAGACCAGGAATTAAGCGATGCCGCGTACGACCGCCTAAAGGCTGACTTCGAAGAGAAACATCAGGGTCTGGGCAACGCCCACAGACCAATGATTCTTGAAATGGGGCTGGACTGGAAATCAATGGCGCTCAACGCAGAAGATAGCCAGTTTCTGGAAACCCGAAAATTTCAGCTTGAGGAAATATGTCGTCTGTTCCGCGTGCCGTTGCATATGGTTCAGAACACCGACCGCGCCACATTCAGCAATATTGAGAATCTTGGGATCGGGTTTATTAATTACACCCTCGTTCCTTATCTCACCCGCATTGAACAGCGCATCAATGTCGGTCTGATCAGAAAATCCAGACAAGGGAGTTTTTACGCTAAATTCAACGCTGGCGCGCTTCTGCGTGGCGACATGAAGTCACGCTTTGAATCATACGCCACTGCAATTAACTGGGGGATCTATTCCCCGAATGATTGCCGTGAGCTGGAAGATCTCAATCCTCGTGAGGGTGGGGAGATTTATCTCACGCCGATGAACATGACAACAAAGCCATCTGACGGCAGCAAACAAGCAAAAACTGAGGAGCAGAAAAATGCCGATGACTAAACAGCGGCTGGATATTCCGCTGAAACTGAAATCCGTCAGCGACAGCGGTGAGTTTGAAGGCTATGGCTCTGTTTTTGGTGTGAAAGATAGCTATGACGACGTCGTTGTCCCTGGCGCGTTCAGCAAATCGCTTCAGTCCTGGCGCGAGAAAAATGCGCTTCCCGCGATGCTCTGGCAACACCAGATGAATGAACCCATCGGTGTGTATACCGAAATGAAAGAGGATGATGTCGGCTTGTATGTAAAAGGTCGACTACTGATTGACGACGATCCCCTGGCAAAGCGAGCACATGCCCACATGAAGGCCGGTTCTTTAACCGGCCTTTCTATTGGCTACATGCTGAAAGAATGGGAGTACGACCGAACCAAAGAGGTTTTTCTTCTGAAGGAGATCGACCTCTGGGAAGTCAGTCCGGTGACATTTCCCTCTAATGACGAAGCGCGCATCAGTGATGTTAAAAGCGCTGTTGCCCGCGGTGAAACACCGTCACAGAAATGTATTGAGCGAGTCCTGCGCGATGTTGGGCTCTCACGCACCCAGGCTAAAGCATTCATGGCCGGGGGGTACGGCTCACTGTCTCAGCGTGATGCTGATGAGGTGGGCTCTGCACTGGATGCACTTAAAAACCTTAAATTTTAATCAGGAGAAAGTTATGGCTGTTGAAGCTAAAGATGTAGAGCAGGTCGCGCAGGAATTGCAGGTGAAGTTTGACGATTTCCGTTCTAAAAACGACAAACGCATTGATGCACTTGAAAGTGAAAAAGGTAAGCTCGCCGGGGAAGTAGAAACCCTGAACGAAAAGCTTACCGAGCTGGATAACCTGAAATCGGATCTGGAGGCTGAACTCGCTGCCATCAAACGTCCTGGTGGCTCACCTCAGCAGTCTAAGGCGGCCACAGAGCATAAAACTGCCTTCATGCAGTTTATGCGTAAGGGCGACGATGATGGACTGCGCGATCTTGAGCGCAAGGCTTTGCAGGTTGGTTCTGATGAAGATGGTGGCTATGCGGTACCTGAGGAACTGGATCGCAGCATTTTGACATTGCTTCAGGATGAAGTGGTGATGCGCCAGGAGGCATCCGTGATTACGGTAGGAGGCTCAGACTACAAAAAACTGGTTAATGTGGGTGGTACGGCCTCCGGTTGGGTGGGGGAAACCGATCCGCGTCCGGCGACTGATGCGTCAAAACTCAAACTGATTGAACCATTCATGGGCGAAATCTACGGTAATCCGCAGGCAACCCAAAAAATGCTGGACGACGTATTTTTTAATGCTGAAGCATGGATTAACAGCGAGCTGGCCACTGAGTTCTCTGAGCAGGAAGAGATCGCCTTCACCATCGGCGATGGCACCAAAAAACCCAAAGGTTTTCTGGCATACGCATCATCTCTGGAAAGCGATAAGGACCGTGCGTTTGGCACGCTGCAGCACATTCAGTCAGGTTCTGCCGCAGCCGTTACCGCTGACTCCATCATTCAGCTGGTTTACACGCTGCGCAAAACCCATCGCAATGGCGCTAAGTTCATGATGAACAACAACAGCCTGTTTAAGATCCGTATGCTCAAAGATACCGAAGGGAACTATCTGTGGCGTCCAGGTCTTGATCTCGGCCAGCCATCCACTCTGGTAGGGTACGGTATTGCTGAAAACGAACAGATGCCGGATATCGCGGCTGATGCCAAAGCGATCGCGTTCGGTAATTTCAAGCGTGGTTACATCATCGTGGACAGAATTGGTACCCGCGTTCTGCGCGATCCTTACACCAACAAACCGTATGTTGGTTTCTATACAACCAAACGCACCGGCGGCATGCTGGCCGACTCCCAGGCAATCAAGCTTCTCAAAATTGGTGCTGTAGCCCCTTAATAGTGGGGCTTCGGCCCCATTTCTTTCAGGTGAGGAAATTCTATGGTTACGTTGTTAAAAGCTCTGAAATGGTCACCCGATGGCTGTCGCATTGAAACCCTTCCGGCGGGCGAGCATGAAGATTTGCCCCCTCGCGTGCTTGAGATTGCTGAGCAACTCGGCATTCTTAACGCTATTGAAGGCGGCGAACAGAAACCGGATGCTGATCAGCAGCCAGAGCAGCCAGAGCAGCCAGAGCAGCCAGAGCAGCCAGAGCAG